ACCACGATTGCGTTGCTGTAAGTGCCGGCATGATGATCTCCTAAAAATCCTATGCTGGATTGATAGGTCGGCATCATCGCGTGAGGGAATGCACCAGTTATTTCGGTGGGTCGTTCCGGCTTTCGAGCCACATGAAGATCGCCAGAACGATAAACGGCATCAGGACGCCCCCGGCGACAAACGATAGTGCGAGTGCAAGATAAATGCTCATAGGCAATCAGGCTCGACGCCTGCCTCCGCTGCGGTCAGGATGCAGTCTGTGGCGATAATCCGGCCATTGGCGGTGTCGAGCGCCTGAATATGGTCGGTCAAAATCAGCCCCACGTCTTTGAGCGTTGCAGCTTCCCGATCAGGAACGGACACAGGCGTGCGCAGATCTGTCGGCACATCAGGGATGACCGGCACGTATTCAGTCTGGCACGCGGCCAAGAACAGCAGCGACATAATCGGCAAACCACGCGGGCAATTCTTCATCTTGCTCTCCATTGATAAGGGCGTTGCGCAGGGCGTCGTATTCGTCGGCCTTGGACTTCTCTCGTGCGGCGGCTGCGCGGGCCACGTCAGCGGCTAGGCGGGCCTGATCACGGCTTTGCTCAAGCGTGGCGAGGGATCGGGTCAGAGAGGCGTTCTCGGCGCTCAGGGAGGCGTTCTGGCGCTGCATGACGATAACAGCCCCCAGAGCGAGGCACAGGGCCACCAGCAAGCCTATAGTGAGGTATTTGGTCACTGGAACCGGCCCAGCAAGCGCATGAGCCACGCAGGTAACGGAGGCTTTGGCGCAGGTACCACCGGCTTGCCTTGGTTCACCTTGGTCCACCATGTCGGCACGTCAAAGCAAGGGCAGGCTTTTGCAGCGACCTCATTGTGGCCTTTGATCTTCATCGGGCGTCCGGCTGCGTCCAGAATCTTGTTGATTTCACGGACCAGTGCGATCTCTTGCTTGCGGGTGTAGTGGTCCTCGAATTTGTCATCAGCGGATCCACCCTTGCCACCAGCCAGCGCAATGTGGATGACGTTCTTGTTCCAGCCCTTCGCGCCTGCACCGGTTTCCTCATACACGTCGCCATCCTTGTCCAGATCGCGGCCAAGACCCACGGCACCAGTCGGCCCGATGATCAGCGCATAGGCGATACCGGACCACCCACGTTCCTGCACATGCCAGCGCGTCACCTCTTTGACGATTGCGGCGATACTCTTGCCCTCGGCCCAGCTTTTCGGCGTGTCCAAGGCGTGAATCATAATCGTGTCTTTGTGGTCAGGAATCTTGATCATCCGATATCATCCTTATCGCGCAGACGACGCCACAGACGGCGGGGGTAGAACGCAGCGGTCAGCATGTTGTAGTCGCCACGATCTTCATCAGGCAGCAGCAGGTAGAAACCCCTGAGCGCGTGGTAGCAGGCGATGATGCCCAGCGTGTTCCACATCCAGTTTGTCGAAATGCCGAGGCCGAAGCCTTCAAACACGTCCCACCAGATCGAACGGCCAACGGAACGACAGGTCAGCCAGAACAGAGCGGCCCCAAGATGCCCCACAGCGGTCATGCGGATCTGAAACGCATAGGGCCAGAACGCGCGCATGACCAGAAAGCCAAGGATAATCGCAGGCCAGCCGGTGATCAGGTTGGGTTGCAGCAGATATTCAATCACGGTCGATCGCCTTCTTCATCGGGCCAAGTTCAGACAAGGCGTCTTTTAGTTTTTTTTGCAGGGCTTCCGTGCGCGCGGCATTCTCGGCCTCACGCTGCTTGCGGGCAATCTCAGCCTGAACAAGTTCCTGCATCTTCGGTTTACTGTTTGAAAACGGCCAGATCATTTGGACCTCGCATACTCTTTGACAATCTCGGTTACGGCCTCAAGCGATTGCTGAATTGCGATTTCCCGCCGTTCTGATGCGCGGATTTCGTCATCCTTGCGCTGCATCAGCATGTCAGTGAGCGTGTCAATCTTGCCCATCTGACGCCATGAGAACCACGCCAGGCCAACAAGCATGACCGCACCAGGGCCGCCACCGAGGGCGTTGAGGATTTCATTCCACGCCATCATCTAACCCGCCATCACAATTTCCCAATTCGACGCATCAAAGGCGCGGATCATAGCCCATGCCCCGACCGTCGCTGGGAGAATTGCAGGAGTAACGGCGCCGCCGCCGATAGGCTGGACATTAGCTGACGCGCTCACAACGGTTTGAGCTTCGTGGTTGCGCAAAATAAGAATTTTGTCTGCCTTTCCAGTGGGAAGCGTCAGTGTCAGCGTTGATCCAGATTTGTCGCAAGTGATAACCGTATCATCTACCGTTACCGCGCCATCAGCCGTGACTGTTCGGCCCGGCATTCCCAGACCTGCAAGTGGGTTGATCTGACCGTTTACGTTTAGCTCTTGGCCCGCTCTTGTTGTGGCAAAAGTGCCTGTGATAAGCGCCTTTGCCTCTGCGTCAGCAAGGTTTGCCCGCTCAAACCCGTCAATCCAAAGAGAGTTTGATCCCATTTCCCAAGTGCCAGCGCCGGGACCAATAGCGACGTTTCTTTCGCCCGTTGTAATTGCGGCCCCAGCCCCAGCCCCAACGAGTACGTTTGCCACGCCTGTCGTAATGTTGATACCCGCAGAAAGCCCGAATGCCATGTTAAAGCTGCCAGAAGTGCAGTTCCGCAGCGCGCGATACCCTACGGCGGTGTTGCTTTGGCCCGATCCGTCCGCATACATGGATCCAGCGCCAACAACAACGTTTTGCGCGCCAGACGTTTTAAGCTGTCCTGCCGTATAGCCTATGAATGTGTTTTCGTCACCTGCGGCCATGTTGACGGCAGCATTGGCCCCAACAGCGGTATTCCCAAGCCCGTCAGGATGCACAAACAATGCCCCCAATCCAAAGGCTGTGTTGTCTTGGCCGGTCGTGTTTTCGTCCAAGGCGTGAACGCCCATCGCGGTATTGTTGAAACCTGTTGTGTTCGCATCTAATGCGTTTGTGCCAACAGCAGTGTTCCGATACCCGCCAGCGTTATTCTCAAGGGCTTGACCACCGATTGCCGTGCAAGCATACCCTTGGCCGGAAGGCATGGCGTTGATGCCGAATGTGGTTGATAGTTCGGAAACTGCTCCGATTACTTGCGTTCCGTTTAGAATTTTCCCTGCGCTGGTGTCGATATGTGGAGCGCGCGCACCCAAAGAACCATCCGCAACATTATCCACAAATGTTGTGGTTGTGTTGTCTGATACCGTGCCAACCAAAAAAGCGTTCTGCGGCTCAACAGCACCAACCGTAGTGCGGTAAATCTTGCGGGCTGTGACGCGCGGATCGGCGGATACTGGAATTGTTATCGTTGACTGCTGGTTTGCTGGTGTTCCAACCGTGGCATTGCTAACGTCTGTTTCACCATCCTCTGTGACATAGGACACAGACCAATAATAGGTTCCATTGAGAACGCCAGAACCAAAAGGCGTGACGGAAACCGACACTGGGCGGCCCACTAAATTCCACTGACGCCCATCAAAAAGAGAGGCCTCCAATGCGCTAGCTTCGGCGGCGGCGGCGGCGGCGGCGGCAGTGGCGGCATTTGCACTGGCACTTGCAACGTCAGTCAGCGTTGCTGGGCCAAAGCGAAAGCCGGTATTGTCGTCATTTGAGGAAAGTATCTGGTTTGGCGCTGTCGGGGCGGCGATCTCTTTGCTCTGCGTGGCGTTTGAGGGCAATTTCAGCGACCGTGTGAAGTCCCGCGCAAATTGCTGCAAGACGGACCAAGATCGCGCAAGTTCGATATTCAGCTTGGCGGTGAGGCCAGGTTCAGTTGGGCTGTAATTAACGTCACGCGCTGGGGGCAGGATCGGGTCAATGACAACCACATCACCAATCTCAAGGGCCTCGTCAAAGGTGATTGTGGCATCGTCCTCATATCCATCAGCGAAGGTGGCCGTGACACTGTAGGCCTCGGTTGCAACGTCATTCACCGTGACCCGCAGGTCCGTCGAGAACAGCCTGATCGTAATGTCAAATGGTCCAGCCGTGGCCGAAGCCAAGGTGAACGTCTGAGTGCGGGGTGTATCTGCGAGTGTAGCCATGCGGGGAAAATGCGCTTTGTGCGCGCAAAATCCCTATGCACGAATTATTCTTGTCCCAGCGCGGCCCCGAGGTTTGGCGCCCGTTGCGGCATATTCGTGCCCGGCATCCACCAAGATGCGTTGCTGTCACGGTTCTCTCGGGCCGTTGCCGCCTTAACGATTGCATCCTCTGCCTCGGGGTCCAGAAGCCGGTGCAGGTTGTCGGCAACAAGCCTATCAAACGCAGGGCCGATCAGAGGGGTTTGTGCGCCTGGGGTGTACCGCTTGATTGCGCGTGTCGCTTCCTTGGCAAAGCCAGTGTCGATTTCCTCGCCGCGGATCAGGTCTCCCACCGCATCTGTCATATTACTGATGCTCAAGTCCCACACGTCATCCACGGTTTGCGCCATTGGGCCAGCGAGATACGATCCGAAGCCCCCGCCCCAAGTGCTTTCACCCGTCGAGACGATATCCCCGATCACCGCAAAGCCACCGCCCTTGAGGGTTGCGCGCGCCCAGAAGTCAGGGTTCTCGAATGGCCGCATATCCATTGGGTCGTTGCCCTTGATGATCTCGCCAAGCTGTAACGACAGGGCCCCAAGGACCGTTGCGCCGGCCGCCATGTTTGCCGCATATGCCGCGCGAGACATGCCTGTGGGTTGCCGCATGATCATCCGGTACTGGTTAATTGTGAACGCAGCGACAAAGCTCTTGAACATGCCGCCTGATTTCAGAACCTCATATCCGATGCTGCCCGGTGGAAGCCCAAACGCGACCGGATCAAACAGAGACTTGGCTTTGAGGCTATTCGTCGGGACGGCAATTTCTGTCCACCGCTCTATCAGCGATTGCATCTGAACAAAGACCTGATCAGCGCGATCGGCTGGAAGTGTGGTTGCCTCACGCCAGTAAAGCGGGCTCAGGAATGTGACACCCGGCTCAGGTTCATAGGTCACACCACCCGCGCTGTTGCGGAAGTCGTCCCAATCTTGAGGCAAAATACCGTGTTCTTCCATGATCTTACGGAATTCTGGCGTGACCTGATCGAGAGGCTTGCCCATTTCATCAGCGAACCGGCCCCAGAACCCAGCCTGATACGCATGGCGCGCGGCGTCGGTGTGCTGGCTCAGGCCTTGCAACTTCATCGACCCGCTTGATAGGCGCTCAAACATTTCGCCTGATGGGACTTCCATCATAAACCGCTCAAGTGCCGCACCGGGGTCGGCCACCGTGTCCATGATCCACCGGTCGCGCTTTAGCTGCTGCGTGGTCATGGTCCCTTCTTTGATCATGTTGCTGATCGTTTCGCCGTATTGGCGCATCACGCTCTTGGGATTCATGCCAACGGCTGTTGCGGCAAGGCGCATTGAATTGAGGTCAGAGATCGAAGCGACAATCGCGCGATCCAAGAACGCTGATGTAATCAGGTGGCGGGTGTTGGCAAAAAAGCGTGATGTGAAGATCTGAAACCTGCCCTGCGGCAATCCTGGCCCGCTGTAGAGGGAAAGCATCCGCTTCGCTGTCTGTGCGTCACCGGCAATGCTGTCTGCGCTCACACCAAGCTCTCTGGCGCGCTTGTTGACGAGTTGGGCCTGATAGTCGAGCCCCATGCCAGGGTTTGGCCCAAAGGCACGCATAGAGGCGATATCCCGCGCCATGCCATGAACGTGCCCCATGATCGCGCCAAAGGGATCGCTGTTGCCGTAGGACTTGTTGTATTCCGCCCAATCGTCAGCGGATTTGAAGTGCAGGAACCGGCTTTCGGAGTGGTGCTTGTAGACCGGCTTGCCCTGCGTGGCGCCGTAGGACGCTTCACGGCTGCCCTTGCCGTAAACCACGTTGTCATAAACATCGTTCAGTATCTCGGCCTGCACACGGCGCGAGGGGGGGGGATCATTCGGTGTGCGCTGGAATGGAAGGCCTGTCAGGCTGTCCGTCATCTTGGACCAATCAAGGCGACCCTGATCAATGATATCAGACACCCACTTATCCTTGCCCGCCTTGACCATCTTGAATCGGTCATGCGTGTGGGGGAGGCCCCAATTATCCATCTTTCCGATGATGCCACCAGCCTCGTTGAATTGCAGGCGCATATCCTCAAGGGCCTCACGCACACTGTCGGCAACGGCCTTTGCTGCTGCGCTGCCTGACGGCTCACCGTGCAATTCCCGCACAATGTTCTTCATCAGGGCGGGATCGCTCAGATTTCCGAGAACGCCGGCCCGATTGACCTCTTGTAGCAAGCCCGAAAGTTTCTGATTGAATTGCCGCATGATCGCGCGGGTCTGGTAGTCCAGCAATTCCACGCTGGCAGACTGGACGTTCTTGAGATTTTTGGGATCAACCTTGTCCACGCGGCGCTGCATCTGGCGCATACTGGTCAGGTTTGCTTGGAACCGGTGACGGATATCGCCTGCTTCCTTGGCAAAGATCGCCTTCACATCGTCAGCGGCCAAGACTTGCGCAACATGGCGAGGGTGGCCTTGGTTCTCGTACTTCCTGACACGATCTGTCCACTCTGCCTGCGCTCGGGCGGCGCGTGCGGCGTCAACAGAGCCTTCATCAAGTGCATCGTTTAGGCAGTTCAAGAAGGTCATGTTGGCCCCATTCCGCAAAGGTTAATTCTGGCGCTGAACGCATCACCTTCATCGAGGTATCGCATCACGTCGCTGGCGTTTCTTAGCTGCACGCCTTCGATTTCACCAACCTCAAAGTCGCCATCCGCCCTGATCTGGTCATTGATATCGGAAGCGATTGCGCGCTGCATGTCGGTGGCGTTGCCGGGGTCGGAGAACATATCGCGCTGTGACCGGCCTGCTACGTCAAACAGGCCATCGTCTGCTGCTGCCATACCCCCGCTCATAGGGGCGTCCTGCTGTGCCTCTAGGCGCTGACGCTGCGATACAGGGGCAACCCCGTCGATTAGGGTCTGGTTGCCTGCTGGGGTGGCTTCGATCTGGCGTTGATCCGGTCCACCACCGCTTGCGCGGCCCGCTTCTGCGCGTCCGTCTTGTTGGGGTCCATCAGGATTGCGTTGGCCCGGCCCAAGTTCGTCTGCATTACGGAAGTCATCCGGGATGGTGTCGAGTTCGTCTGCGGTTCTTGGGGCGAAGGGTCGGCCATCTGGCTCTCCAATGTTGCGTTCACCAAATACAAGGTCTGCGTCATCCATAGCATCAAGAAGGTCATCGACGCTACCCCCGCGCTCGGCCATCATGCTTGCCATATCCCCGCGCTGACGATCTGTGATGATGCCTTCCAGCCCTGACACGCGGATACCCTCGTCAATGTGCGCTTTGATTTCGGTCATGCGGTTCTGGGTCGTCTGAATGTCGAGCCCGTCCTCGATCGCATCAATACGGCGCGTCAGAACCTCTCTCTGCTGCTGATACTCTGCAAGCTGGGCCTCTGCTGCGTTCAGGCGTTCATTGGCGCGCAGGCGGACAGGTTCACCATTAAGCTCGTCGGCAAGGAAACGCAGGAAGCCGTCTTGGTCGAGATACCGCCCGTCATCACCAACAGCTTCGCGGATGCCGGGAAACAAATCTTCCATTTCGCTGGCCACGATATTGTCAAAGTCCTTGCGACCATTCCGCGAAAACAGGCCCGGACGTGTGCGTGATGTGATCCCCATTGCGCGCAAGGCATCAGCGGCGCGACCTTCTGGGTGGATCTGCATTGTGACGGTCTGCCCGTTATCCATTGTCGTGGCGTTCTGGGGGCTGCGGAGATAGTCAGACAGCGGCCGGCGGATCACTCCTGCGCTTGCTTCCTCGACCTCGCGGGACAAGGCTTGCTCGATTGTGTCTGGCACCTCGATATCGGCGGCCATCGTATCCGGTGCGCGGGGCGGGATCGGCCCTTCCTCTGATGGGATACGCTCAGGAACTATTGGCGTGGCAATAGGCGCCTCTGGGGGTGTCTGCCCGTTGATCAAGGCGTCCTCGACTTGGTTCAGGAATAGCTCGGCATCTGCATCTGACATATTTTCAAATGCGAGGTTTTGCGGTGGTGCCTGACGCATCCGGTATGCGTTCACCCCGCGCTCAAGGGCGCCTGCCCCCAAACCGAAGGTCGCACCGAATGCCGCGGCGAGGGCAATCTGTTGCCCCACGTTGGGATCCGCAATGTCCAGACGCTCCGACATATCGAATTGCGAAGGCATGAGGGCGGCTTCAAGGCCTGCGTTGATCATCGCTTCCCGCCCAGCCAGCCGCAAAAGAGAGCCACCAGCGCCTGCGCCAAGCAGCAATGCCGGTGCCTGACGGATATCCGTAAGAGCCGATGCAAACCCGCCCGCCAGCGCCTCGCCAGTGTATTCCTCTGGCGTCATCGCAATAATGTCTTGGGCCTGCTGATACTCGTTTTGAAGTCGGGCATTCACGCGGCTCTGGATGCCTTCATCGCTCAGGTCTACGTCACCCCACAGATCAGCGTCCGTCGCGGCAAGGCTTCTGGCATGGTCGAGAAGCGCGTTTGTCGCACGGCTATTCTGGCGGATCAGCTCTGGGCGGAACACTTCGACATTCTCTGGATACTCACCGGCGTCCTTGAGAAACTGCATGACGCCTTCTTCACCGAGAATATTCGTGACCGATGAAACAACGCTTTGGCGCTCGTCCTTCTCAAAGTTTCCAGAGATATCGTTGGCATTCGTTTCCAGATCGAAGGCGCGCTTATTGGCTGCCGCTGACTGCATGAATGTCGGAATGTCCGATACTGGCGAAACCCGACCGGGCGTGTTTTCGTCAATGCCTTGATCTTGCAGGAAAAACGTCAAGTGGATTACTCCAATAGCTTGGTGATATCGAACACGTATGCGCTGCCATTTGCTGTCGTGATATCCGTGACGCTCTCGCCAACGGTCACTTCCATGCGGTACATATTCCCGCCTGCCGCCACGATGCGGACTCGACCATCATCGAAAAGACTGCGCTTCATGGGCTCATTGCCCCACATCGGGATTGCACTGCTTGGTGATGCGTTCTGCCACATTTCAGCGTTAAGTTCGGTCTGCCCTACGTCCATGCCAAAGATGCCACCGAGGGCAATGGCTGTGTTGCCGACAGCGCCGGTATCAACAACCTCAAAACTGTTCTGGATCGCGTGCTGCACCTTCTGGCCAGATACACCGACAGGCAACAGGACCGAATGTCCTGCGACTTCCTGCACACCACCAAGCGGACCAAGGCGAGGGTGCGTCGTCTGCCCCATCGCCTGATTTACCGCCTGCGTCATCAGCTTTTTGGCGTCGTCGCTGGATGGGTCAAGGCCCTGCGCCTGCGATGCGTAGAGGGCCTGTGCAAATTTGGTGATCTGTTCCTGCGCGGCCCCTGAGTTTGGAAGGCCTGCGAGAGCCGTTGATACCTCTGGGGCAAATGTCGCAATGCGCGTTGATCCTGTCGGAAGCTGAACTTGATTGGCGTCGAGCAATTCCTGACCGGCAAAGGCTTGTGCGACAACGGCCTGACTGCCACCCGCGGCCATGAGCTGACCACCAAAGAGCGTGACCGGATCGGCGTCCAGTTCGCCAAATGCTGTCACTGCGTCTGGACCAAACCCTGACACCAGTGATGCGGCAAGCGCGGCGCGGACCTCGGAGGGCTGATCCTTTGATAGCAAGCTGCTGAACATTTCAGCTTCGGCCACGGTGAAGATCGCCTTCTGATCGACCCAACCCTCTTGAACCATACGATCCGAAAACTCGCGGCGGGCATTCATCGCGCTGACAAACGCTGTAGGGTCTGCAGCTGCCATGCTCGGGTCCAGCGCTGGTGGTGCGCCTCTGATGTGGCTCATGCCATACTGAATGGGATCTTCTTCCAGGCCTTTGACTGTGGCGTTGTGCGCCTTGGTCATGGCATCCAGAACGTCTGTCTCCCACTGCGCTCCGATTGGGCGGGCGCGCTCTTGCGCCAAAATCTCGGCCTGTTGGGTTGGCGTAGCTCCCATGAAGCCGGGCATGTTGTCCCGCACAGTCATCATGGCCATTGCCTCGCGGGCCAGCTCGGGGTGCGCCTCGATCGCTGCTTGGTTGTTCACCAGAGCGTCAAAGTCTGATGTGCGGCCATCGTTGGCGGCGGTGATGATCGTGTTGAATTGATCCTTCCACTGGTCAGACGTCCGGCGGGCGGCGGTGCTGCGCATTCTTTCCGCTTCATCCATCGCGCCCATAAGCAGGTTCTCTGACTGCTCTCGCGTCCATGCCACGCCATTCAGGCTCTCTCGGGCGTATAGGACGTTCTCAAGCTGCTGACGGGCCACTGCGGCGTCCTCTGATCGACCTGACGCCAGAGCCTCCGCATAATCGGCAGAGAACCGCTCCATAAGTGCCTTGGACGAATTGTTGGCGCGCTGATCGGCCTCGCGGTGCTGTTCGTCCACCATGCCCAAATACCGGCGCTGGCTTTCCGTGGTCAGCGTGTTGCGCAGATCCTCGCGGAACATTTCGGGCGCATTCTGGATAACCTGATCAATGTACTCCTTCGCGCCATCACGAAACGCTGCTGGGTTGCCTTGGTTCTCTTGGGACAGGTTCATCATGTCCTCAAGGCCGCGCATACTCATTTCGGACACGTAGGCTACGCCGGCAGCCGCATTGTACGCTTGCAGGATCGGTCCTGACATTGGCGAATACAGGCGAGGCTCAATACGGCCTTCTGACGTGCGGATTGTTGTCTCTGGCTCTTGCGGCATAGCCGGCGCTGGTGGTGCGCTGCGGGTCGATACTTGAGTGTCCTGCTCACCAATGATGCTTGACACATCGACGGTATCGAAACCACCACCATTCAGCGTCCCATTTTGCGCTGTGATCGTGCTGGGTGCCCCGCTGTGCGTTTCCGCATAGTCGGACAGGCTTGTTCCGTTACTGTCAGACGGGTTGTATGCGCCACCGCTCGTCAGATAGCGCCGCATCCCTTCCTTGCCGCCGAGATGGGCCATTGCGCGCATACCATTGCGCGTAATTGTGACCCCGCCAATCGTTTGGCCTTCGTACCCCTCAAGGCCATTCTGCCCAATGAAGTTGTCAATGTCCCCGACATGCCAGTTCTGGACCTGCTCGGTGAGGGCTTCGTTCCCACGCAGATCTGCCGTCTGATAGCTTGTGCCATTCGCGCGGTTGAAATCATCAAGGCGATCCTGCCCGAATTGATACCGGCCAGTGAAACCTTCCGCGTTTACGACATTGAGATCTCCGCCGCTTTCTGTTCTTGCAAGGCCTTCATTGAAAGCCTGAACGTCATCGAGTGGGGTTGTCGTGACACCAGGCGTCGTTACCCCTCGCGCGGGCGTTTCCCCAACACGACCCAAGCCACCATCAGGACCGGCCGGCTGTTGCTGTTGGCCTGCTGGACGGGCGCCGGGCATCGCGTCTGCCATTTCCCGGCCGGCGGCAGCACCCTTGCGGCGCTGTTCCTCGATCGCTCCGGGCTCAAGGAAGTTGTAAGCCTCATTCGCCATTTCAGCGAGGGCTTGGAAGGCAAACCCCGCTTGTGGCGTGACCCGATTGAAGTCGGACTGCACATTCCGTCGCGTGATTTTGCGAAGTTCGGCCATTTATGCCCCCGTCTGGTATAGATCGAACATGGACGTGCCAGCTTTGGCAAACGCCATTGGCATGGCCCAGCTGGCGCGGCTCTTGGCGTTGTTGGCTGCCGTAGTGAAGTTGCGCGCCTCATTGTTCCGGTTTCCGACTTCGACGCGGCGCTCACGATTGCGCACTTCTCGCAGCTCACGGAAAACCTCAAACGTGCCGACATTGGGCGCTTGATTGTTTTGCCCCAAGGCAGCGCGCATATTGCCAAGCTCGTCATTCAGGCCGGCGCGTGCGTCTGTGTCAGCCTGAGCGGCCCGCGTGCGCGCGATGTATGAGTTGACGCGCGCTGCATCTGCCTCGGCATTGGCTGCCTGCTTATTGCCGATCCCCTCCATAATGGCTGACCCGCCTTGCAGGATTAGAGCTGTGGTTGTGATTGGCTCACCCATCAGTATTGGACCTCCTGGCCGGTGTAGAGAACGCGGAACGGGCCGGGCTCGTGCTTGATGACGGACAGCTCCGCTTGCTGGCGACGGCCAAAGACAGGAACCGCGTACTTCTTGGTGCGCAGCGCGGGGGCAACCGATAGATCGTCACCAAATTCATAACCCCCGACGACCCGGGTGTGGCTGTTGCACTTCACTTGGAACGGCCCGGTCGATTGCATGGAAAGAAGGAACCGGATGCAGCGGCAATCAAACGTACCGGCCCGCGCGCTCTGAACAACCTCGACAGGCCAAGGCGATACTGTGGCGAGGAAGTTGAGGCCGATCTGCTGACCAGCCACATATGCGGGCTCATTGGTCACTGTCCCATCGTCATTGACCGTCAGTGCCGCGTGGACACCGGTGCCGTCTAGGTAGCGAACCGATTTCGTGCGCAGAGGGAAGGTGATCGCCGGATCAGGGCTGCCACCATCAGGGAATACGGCGCAATCAACGTATGTTTCTTCATCGAATTTCTCGATGTATTTCAGGTTGATACCATCAATTTCCCGCGACACGACAGCCCACAATTCGTCAAAGAGAGGCGCTGCGTCAACGAATGAACCATCTGTGAACCAAGGAAAGATGCCAGCGCCCGGCTCTGCGATTGATTGAGCGTAGGAAATGATAGCCAGTGTCCCGTCGCCATTGATAACCGTGACCTCCTTTTCGGCCTTCGGAGAGCGAAGGGATGGGCCGCAGATCTTCACCGGGCTTTTGAAAAGATGGTTGTGAAACGTGGAAAGCGGCGTGATCGACCATTTCAGATACACGTTTCCGTCCAGAACAGCGGCCGATACTGTTGATCCATTGTTCTCTACAAACACAATCCCATCATTCACAAGAGCGGGCTTCACGCTGTTGGCCCCACGCCGGTCAAAGAGAACGGGATTGAACGTAGAAGGCGACAACGGGGCGCTTTCCCGCAGCGATTGGACATAGCAACCTTTGTCAGAAAGGAACACAAGATCGCCAGCGTCAACGACATGCAGAATGCGCGGGTTGTCATCACCGATTGTGCGCGCAATAGCATCATCGTCAGCCGCGCCAACCTGAAAGTCATTTTTGAACCGTGAAGATGACACTGCAATGCCATTGGGGATCAGCGGAAAGTTTGTGAACACCAAGCGGCCAGCACCCGCTGACGCCCCCCGCGGCCAGCCTCGAATGTCCGAAAGCATTGGCTCGTCCCATACCTTTGTCGCGGCAGGTGTCGTTGTCGCAACGGCTGTTACTGCACTCGCAAAACTCACGCCTGCCGTGGTCGATGACGAAAGGCGCTCCCCAACATCGGGGCCGTCAAAGAAGGATAGCGTTGCGCACGTCAGCACGTTTGTAGCGATGGCGGTGATGATCCCCTGATAGTTTGTGTCCTGGCCTACGACAACTTGCCCGACGCGATATTCGCTGCCGTCTGAAACGGTGACGTTGAAAGTCGGGGGCAGTGAATCGACAACAGTGCCGGCAAGAGTTGTCGCGTTCGTGATGCCGGTGATTTCAATCTCTTGCCCGAGATACCGGATGCGTGTGCCGTCAAGGATCGTGCTTGGGCTCGGCCACCAGCCAGAAGGCGATGCAGTGATGGTGATGGTGCCCGTCAAAGCGGAAGGCTGGATCGTGATGCCGTCCTCAAAAACCCAATACGGCTGGGCGATAGTTCCACCCACGCCTTCAAGGAAGGAAAAGTCATTCACGCTGAATGTTGATCCATCATAGGCCAGCACTTTGATGCCAAGGCTTTCGGCGCCGATTAGCGTTTCCTCACCCAAGGGCAAAACGTAAAGATCATCCGAGGCGCTCCAATCAACGGAAGTGATTGTTTGCTTTACGGTCCCGTCCTCGTTCAAGACGGTGAGGCCGCTATCATCAACCAGCAGACCATAGATCTCACCGTCTGCCGGATTGATTTCAACCATTTGGTAGTGGTCGCTTTCCGCAGGCCGAACATATTGCAGGCCGGGCCGGGCGTCGATCGCACCTGTTGCCGTCGCTCTGACATTGCTGGCTGTCTTAAGCGAAATAGAGCGTACATCCAGATCGTCACGCTCAAGGAAGTCCTTGCGGGCCTCGCCCAAACTCATATCGCGCTGAATGACGGATTGCTTGCTACGTGCCACGGCCAAACCTCGCCAGTGCGATCCGGCTTGGTTTCATCGGCGGAATAGCGGATCGTGATTTTGATGAATTCGTGCGGGCGCGCTGGAAGTAAACCTCGGCCTGCTGCTCCATCGCCATAGCCTCATTGGCTTCCTCTTTGACAGCGCGCAACAGGACTGCTTCAAGCCGATACTGGACGGCGCGGCTAAAATTTGCGCTCCACAAGGATGGGTCAGCGACTTCCAGATACTCGACAATGCAGCCGGATGGGTTGTTGATGTGGACGTGCGTGCCGTCTTGCACCCACTGAACCTCGCGGCGGCCCTCGGGGGCTTCGATCCAAAGATGCCGGACGTGAAGCGCGGCGTTCGGCACGGCAAAGCTGTCATCGTA